TCTCAAGTTATTGGTGGTATTGATAATATTGGAAATGGATGGAAAATGCTTATGGAATGTCTCTCGGCTGGTCGCGGTGTTAGTCTTCCTGCTACTGCAAATGCAAGTTCTAAGGTTGCTTCTTTTGGTATTATTAATTATATTAAAGTAAGAGAACAATTCAAAATTCCTCTCAGTAATATGGAAGCTATCCAAGAAAAAGTTAATTCTATGGTATATAATACTTGGGTTATTCAAAGTGCTATTTGTTTAACAAATACTATATTAGATCAAGGTAATTCTCCAGCGGTATTAAGTGCTATCATGAAACAACAAACTACTGAACGTGGGAGAGAAGTATTAAATCATGCATTAGATATTCATGGGGGAGCTGGAATTTGTCTCGGTTACAGTAACTTTTTAGAAAAATTTTATAGAGCTGCACCAATTGGTATTACAGTTGAAGGTTCAAATACACTTACTCGTTCGCTAATTATTTTTGGTCAAGGACTAAATAAATCACACCCTCATATATTTCGTATACTAGAAAGTGTATTAAATAATGATGAGCGAAAATTTAAAGAAGAATTTAATTCTATAGTTGGACATTCTCTCAAACTTTATGCAAAAACTTTTTCAATAGAAAGTAATATGAATCTTGAACAACAAATTATCAATTTTGCTTGTTTAACAAATTTTGTTGCATTAAAAGGTGGAGCACTTAAGAGCCACCAAATGCTTTCTGGGGCAATGGCTGATATTTTTAGTAATTTATATTTAGCATTAGGTGTACAATATTACCAGAATGAAACTAATGCTAGTCAAATATTAACTGATTATGTAATACAAAGATTAATGAGAGAAAATCAACATTCTATTAATAAGGTAGTTGATAATTTAGGGGCTGAAAGATTTTTATTACAACACATAAAATCAAAAGTTCCAAATATTTCATTTCATGAAGAGAGAAAAATCTTTTCTCTCATAATGAATGATGTTAATATTTTAAATGAATTAAAAAAAAATATTGTTTTAAACAATAATATATTAGATGATTTATTAAAAGCAAATAATTTACCAAAAGAAAGTAATGAATATAAAATGCTTCGGGATAAAATTATTAATGTTGGTGAATTTGAAAATATTAATTAAAAAAATAAATTCTCTCCATTTTTATAAATTATATTATCAAAAAATGAATAAATAATTAAAAATATAAATGTTCCAAATGAAATATATCCAACTTTATAGTTTTTTATATTTAATTTATAAATAAAATAAGATACTAATAATGGTATCATAGTAATAAAATGCATATAAATACCAGAATAATAATAAGGATCACTTTCCCTCAAATTATTAAATTTAATTATATAAAATATTAATGAAATTAATGATACCAATAAACTTACTATAAATAATTCTATATTTGGTTTTAAAAAGAAAAATCCTATATATAAAAATGATATGTATGAGAGAAAAAATATTCTCATTAATTTATTAGGATTATCTAATATATTTAATTTATCTTTTTTAATAAATCTAACTATAAAATGTTCACCAAATATTATATAACTTAAATATAATATAAAATACAATATTGCCAGTTGTTTCATTTTATAATTATAGTATATTAAAGCTCATAATTATAATATGAAATTACATTATTATTTCTATTATAATTAATAAAATATAATGCAATAATTAACTCAAATAATAATATAATTGCTATATATTTTAAAAATAATTTACAACCTTTTTTTATTGCATTTTTTTTTGCTAATTGCACAAAATAAGAATGATCGCTATATAATTCTTTAGTATTACAACTTATCCATGCTACTGCACTATTTTCATCTGGTTGATTAGTTAATTCTAATTTTGACCACAAATTATAAGAAATATGATAATTAGCCACATATGTTTCAATCCACGCACAATCTGTTGTTCTAGGATCTCCATATGTTGGTCCACTATACAAAATTGTTTCATTATATTTACTAAAAATTTTATCAATAATTTTATTATCACTTTTACTACAAGCTTCTTCAGTAAACTCTCTTTTTAGAGTTTGAGATATTTTCTCTCCCGGATCAACCATCCCTCCTGGAATTGCCCATTGTCCTGTATCATTTCTTTTTACTGCAATAAATTCAATTCTGCACTTTAAAATATTAAAACGAGTAATAATTGGATCACAAGCATGATTTGGTCCATATCTTCCTAATAATCCTCGACCTTTTTTACCAGTATTAACTGGTGTAATCGGCTTTCCTAAGTCATCAAACTTTATTTTTGCTTCTTTTAAAGTAATTAATTTATTATCTTTCCATATGAATCTATTTTCTAATTCTGTCTTTGATACATTTCTAAAATCTGCCCAAATTCCAGCATTTTGAATAACGCAATCTGCTTCATAAAAATTATTATTATAATTCATTATATGTAATAATAATTTTGTTTGATATAAAAAAAAATCATACTATAAATAAATTCAATTTTTTTAAATATTACTTTTTATTAATTAATTTTAATAATGTTAATGCATCAAATCTATCGTCTGGATTATCAACTAACATGTAATTTATAATTATATTTTTAATAATTTTTGGAGTTTTATACCATGTTATTTGTAGTTTATTTATAAATTTTTTATTTTCAAATAGTTCATATAATAATGCTCCACAAGAATAAATATCTACTTTATTTGTATATTCTAGTTGCTTCTTCATTTCTGGTGCCATAAATCTAAATGTTCCCACTTCACTTGTTAAATCATTTTCATATAATTCAGTTAAATTACCCTCTAGATCACCCAAATTAGTATGTGAAAATGTTTTTGTTAAGCTATAAAATTTTGATAAACCAAAATCTGTTATTTTTGCAACTCTTGAATTTGTTAAAATAATATTTGTTGGTTTTATATCTCTATGAATTATTGAATAAGGTTGTCGATTATGAACATATGCTAATCCTTTTAAAATATCTTTCATAATTGATATTTTTTTACTTTTATATAGTGAACCATAATTATTTTGTAAATTATTATTTGGAATATACTCCATTACAATAATAAATGGATCATCAGTATAACCTAAAAATTGTACAATATTTGGATGATGAAGTTTACTCATAATATCTATTTCTCTTAATATTAAAAATTTTTTTTCATTTAAAACTTCCTCTTTTATCACTTTGGCAACAACAAATGTTTCTCTCCACTTTGCTAAATAAACTTTTGAAAATCCTCCTTCCCCTATTAATCTATCTTGAAATATAAATAACTCCCAGGGTGGAATTTCCCAATCTCCAAATTTTTTATTTTTTAAATTATAATATTTTTTTGGAACACCACTATGTAAACTTTCATCCATATAATCACACGAATAATTATTCATAATTCCATTTCTAAACATATTTTTTAAAGTTATATTATTTAAATATTTGAGCTATAAATAATTCAATTTTTTTAAATATTATTTTTATTAATTAATTTTAATAGCCGAGAACTATTCCATCATTTATGATATAAAAAAAATAATTGCTAAAAATTTTGTAAAAATTTTTATATTTCTATATAATATAAATGTCTGACTTACCAAAATTTGCCCAGCGCAATTTGATTGAAAACCAACGAATTGCTGAAATAAAAAAATTAGCGGAATGGCAATTAGAAAATGAATATGAAGACCAATTTTTATTACCTAGTAATCATCCAAGTAGAATTATAACTACTTGGTGGTTATATCTATTATGGAGTGATAAAAAAAATTTTAGACCAGTAAGATTTCCAAGTTTATTTGATTTTAGAATTCAAAATTTTCATAAAATTAAATTTCATCCTCGAGGAAGCTATGAACATTACATACACGATGAATTATAAAATCTAACTAAACATTATACATGGTAATAAGTTATCTTCACTATTACATTCAAGTAAATAAAATTTATTTTTAATAAAATCTTTTATTATAATTTCATAACATGTTAATCCTATATAAAATAAAAAAGTATTTACATTAAAAATTTTATTATTTTTTATTGATTTAATTTTAATATCTTCTATATTAACTAAACTATTAATATTTGTAAAACATGATATTCCATTATGACTTATATAACATTCTTTTATTTTCATATATTAGATAAATAAAAGAATTTAAAAATTATTTTATTTTAAAATATAAAATAATGTATAGAATTATTCCACTTAGAGTTTTACGTAGAACAACTGGTGTTATGTTTGATGAAATGGTTCCTTCTGATATTCCAAAAATACATGGAATTGATCGTGTTATTCATGGACCAAATTCAATTTCTCCTGGTCCAGTTGAAGACTCTCCTGTCCCTATCAAACGACCGTGGTATATGCATCCAGGCCAAGATGATAATTTACTTGTATTACAAGGAACTAGATATATCGATATTTTTTGTCCTAATACAAAAACTAAAGCTAGTTTTATAGTTTCTCCTGATAAAATTTATAAAAATGATAAACTATATTTTGATGGACCAGCAATGGTTGTTTGGCCAGCTGGAATATTTCATAGAATAATTAGCGGAGAATAAGGAAGTATTAGCGTTAATTTTTCTACTAGAACACATAAATTTAATATTAATAATAATTTTAATATTTATAATCTATGCACTAATACAGGTGATTCTCATCTATTGAGGGATGGAAGTGACGATCAACCTGATTTTAGTTACAAATATCCTAATGATAAAATTAAATCATTATTTAAAGATATGTAAATTAAAATTGCAAATAATTTGCTCTACTTTTAGATAAATATTTTCTATAAAATTTATATATTTAGATATTTTTTCTATATTTTTATCATCTAAAATATACACGTTATTGTTATTTAAATTTGTAATTTCTTTCTCAATTACATAATTTTTATTATTATCAACTTTATCAAATAAGTTTTTGATTAAATTTCAATAATTAATATTTTTATATGAATATTAAAAAGAAATTATTTTATTTTATTTTATTTTATTATATTATTAATGTCTTCTTCTGATTTTCCAACTTCCATTTCTATCTCTGGATCTAATAATGATACAAAATTAATAATGGCTAGTTCCCAAGGCAGCATTCACGATAGTTCGGGTGCTACTGATGTTCATCAACATCTATCAAATGGAACTCTATTAAAAGAACTCCAAAAACAAACTGCGCGTTGGGAGGCTTTCCAATGCCAAACAAAATATAATACTGCACTAGATTTTATGTTTCAAAGTGCGGCTAGAACATTTCATCCTTTAGCGTTTTCAGTTCCTCCACAATATGAACATTTAGCCGATAAACATGTTCAAATGTTAAATGAAGTATTTGCTGATAATTGTACTTTTCAATTTTATTTCCAAGGGCAACAAGAAGATTTGCTTGCTAAAATTCAAACACAGGAATTTGCTAGCCGAGGCGCTGCCGGATGGGTTGATATTGCTTTAAATGGTATTCCTAAAACTATATTAGAAAATTTAGGTATAACTGGCGTGGACGTATTGGGTGGATATAATACTCCTCTATCCGCTGGAGGATTCAATATTGGAACCACTAATCATCTTGTTGGAACTCCATATATTCATTCGGAATCCCATGTTTTCGATAGTGAAAATAAGTTAACAAGTGCTGAGATAATTATTTCTTCAAAATTAGTAGTTGATCATTTATGCTTTAGTCCAGAATCCTTCCAATTAACTCCAGCTGGTCTTCACCTATTAGATGCATCTAATTTGGTTGCTACACCAACAAACTTTGGTGATGTAAGTGCAGTAGCACATGTCACACCATATTTTATGTTAAGTGATGCCCAAAAAGCATGTCTCGGTGGTGATGCTGTAATATCCGCAAGTAATGAATATATTAAATTAAATTACTTTATTAATAATAACGGATTACAAGTTCTTGGAGATCTAAGCAAAAATACTTATAATGAATTAGATGCAAGCGGAAGATTACTAATTGGTAACAATTTACCAACAACTGAAAAACAAATTAGATATGCGCTTAAAAATGATCTTATGAAAGTAGTTAAAACGGTTGCTGATACTCCTGGAACAGTTGGACCTTTTATGTTTTCTGGAGCGCAGGTAAAAATATTAAATGTTCATGGTCAAGGAACATATTATCTTAAAGTTAAATTAACTAATGGAAAATGGGAAATTCATGAATGGGATTTAGCAATAGATACAGTTTCAATGGACGAACAAATGGATAATTTTGGACGCGCCACAACCTTATCTTTCCCTCGTTTAGGTTATCAAAATAGACTTTTAGCATAAACAATTTAATTATTATTGAAATATATAATGGTCTATTAATGGGAATGCTATCGTTTATATATAATCCATTTAATAAGAATAATCTTCATGCTCCACTAATTATTTAAATATAATGTGGCTTTTTATACTTTTTGCTGGATTAAATCTCTTT